AAAGATTGCAGAAACCTCAGATGATACAACAATCCAGTTAGCTCCACCTCTCAAAGTTGATTTGTGAATTTGAGCTGACAATTGGTTAATCGCAGTGATCAAAGTTTGGTTCCAATCTTTTTGAGTGTAAGATGTAGTTTGAGAAATTCTTCTCCAACCATTGTAATCCCATCTCAAGTTCCAAGCTGCACCTTTACGTAAGTCACGTAAAATTTCACGGTCGATTTCAGCCGCCACTTGTTCAGACAATAAAGCTGTTAATTCAGCTTCAGCATCGATGTTATGGAATGCAGAAACGTCTTGTGCTAATTCAGGAGACCATTGTGCTCTTAGTTTTCTTTCAGTTACAGAAACAGTTACTGATTCTAAATCAAAAGAAACCTCACCGATTTTGTCTTCGAATTCTAATTCAGCATATCTTTTAAATACTGCTTGGAATGAAGTCGCTTCAGCCGCCGCAGATAAAGTAGCTCCTGTGTAACCATCTAAAGATGTTGAGTTACAGTCAGCACATACAGGACAAGATAAGTCAACTTCTAAATAGATACATCCGTCAACAGAACATACATTGTCAAAACTACCACCGTTTCCTGTTGGGAAAGTAGTTGTAGTTGTATTGTAGTTAGGGTTAACGATACCTCTACCATATTGTTGAGTAACAACTCTAAACAATAAAGGTGTCATTGTAGGAACAGTACATGGTGAGCTAGCGGCTGGGGTTAATCCAGCACCTCTAATGATTTTTAAATCAGAAAGGAAAGACTCAGTATCCATTTCAGAACCGTCAGGTCCGATTAATTTACCATATCCTGTCTGATTAAATCCACACATTTTTAACAATACTTTTCTAACACCTGTTGTTGCGGTGTAAGATGAGTTATTGTTACCAGCACCAGTTAATGAACCGTTAGACCATACTTGTAAGTTAGTAGTTGCAGTAATAGCCGTCCACTGACCTTTAGAATAATCAAACAATCCTGGAGGATCTAAAGCTGCTTCAGAACCTTCATAAAATAAATCATAAAGATTTTTAGCGTAAGCTCCTGAAGAAGTACCATACCCATCACCAACGGATCCACCATTTACAGCACCAATCGGTCCGTAATGTGGTCCACTACCATTTGCAGAACCACCGTTATAACCTTGGATTTTAGGTACAAAGTAGAACAATTTACCGATAGGTAAGTTCATTGCTTGTACGGAAACTAAATCATTAGCTAATAATTTAGAGAAAACACGTCTAACGATAGGAAATACTACAGTTTCGAAAGAACCTGAACTATCTGTTGATGCCGCTTCGTTAATTAGGTGAGATGCTTGGTTTTCATATAATTGTGCCATGTTCTCTTTGATGTGTCCTTTCAAACCATCTAGGAATCCTAATCGATCCCATTTGTTAATTGTATCTTCTTTGATAACTTTAAGGTGTTTTAACCCGATGTTACCTACAAGACCTGATTCTAATAATGCTCCCATTTTTAATTTTTTAATCTGAGTTTATTTTTTATTTTATGTATATAAATATACAGTGTTTTAAAAAAGTTTATTTTTATTTAATTTTTGTCATCAAATCCTTCATTCTCAAGAACTGAGGATTTTCGTACGTTTTACTTTCAATCAAATTAGATGACGATCCTGTTTGTGGTGTTTTATTCACTTTTTCAGAAATAGATTCTTTAACAACATTGTTAGAACCTTTTCCGTCTAATTCGTTTTTGATTGATTTATAAAGATTTTTTGATTCTTTTAAAGTATCGACATCGTCAAATCTTCTAAGAATATTAATCTTTTCTTGTTTGGTTGTTGAATGTTCCGTGAACAATCTTGTTGAATAAGCCAAGTTAGAATTGAATACCGCAACTTCGTTTAATTTATTTCTAAAGAAATCTAAAGCTTTTTTGTATTCTTCATTTTTCTCTTTTAATAAATTCATCTCTTTAGATGTAGATTCGTACGTCATGTTTCTATTAGGTGTGATCGCTTTTCTAAGTCCTCTACCTGATTTAGAACCGTTACCATACGTTCTCGCAGCTTCAGATTTTTCACCACCCATTTTATCGTCTTCAGGTGATAATACGTCTTCATTAGATTCTTCTTTCCAAGAGTCACCATCTTCTTCTTCTTCATTAGAGGTTTCAGCTACACCTCTTTTAAGTTTAGATGGATATTTGAATTTCATTTTTCCAACTCTTCCTTTTGGTTTGAACGCTTCTTTCATTGGTGGTGTCATCTCATCTTCATCTTCGTCTTGTTCTAATTTAGGTAATTCATCATCTTGATCGCCCACTTCTAATTCATAGAAAACATGATTGTTGTCTTCTTCTTCTTCGTCTTCTTCTTCGTTGTCATAACCCATGTCCATTTTTTCCATCTCTCTACGTCTTCTTGACATTTTCGGCATATCCATGTCCATTTCTCCCATCTCTCTACGTCTTCTTGACATTTTCGGATCCATATCCATTTCCATATCCATTTCCATATCCATGTCCTCTTCAACATAAGAGTCTTCTTTGTCCTCAAAGTGTAACTCATAAAGGATTTCTTCGCTTAAGTTATTTCTCATTTTTCGTTTTTTACTTTCCTCTAATTGAACAATGTATTCTTTGTCTGTCTCGTTATCTGAGATGTGTAAAAATTTACCATCTTTTTTAACAATAATACCGTCTTCATCACCCATGGCTTTGAAAACTTTCATTACATCAGACATCGGAGATTGCGTCATGTCCAATGGGGGTAATTCGTCATTATCAACAGAAACTTCCATATCAGAATCAACCTCACCATCCATGTATGATGTTTCATCATCCATGTATTCGGTTTCATCATCAACTGCTCCCATTTCATCGTAATCCATTTCGTCTTCCTCACCTTCTAAATCTTCGTCATCAACTTCTGGAGTTTCTGTACCTTCTTCATCTTGTTCGTGTAAAGACCTTTTAGATTTTTTTGAACCATTTAATGATTCCCTTACTAATTCACTGATTTCTTCCTTCATTGTAGAAGCAAGTATTCCTTTTGCGTTTTCGCTGATAGCATCCTCAACTGCTTTAATTTGTAATAAAGTGGATTCTACTATCGATTTTTCTTTTCCTGTCATTTCTAAAAAGTAATGCTTATAGGTTTATTTTTTAAATAAATATGCCGTACTTTAAAAAAGATGAAATTATTTTACGTTTTTAAACATAAAAAAAAGAAAATAAAAAAAGGGAATACTAAACGTACTCCCTTTCCCTAAAAAAAATATTAAATTATTCTTCTATAACTTCATCGATTTTACTCTCAACGATCGCAGTTATTCTCCAATCCATTGTGTAAGATTCATACACTTTAGTTACTTTCGCTTCAACATCTGTTGGTGAATAAGCCTTAACTAATTTTTCTTTTTTAATTTTTTTTACTTTCCCTGTGTTTTCATCCACTATATCAGTGGTTACTCTAGCTACAAAATACTGTTCATCCATTTCTTATAATTTTATTTATCCAAATAATCGGATAATCTTTTCATTAAGTCAACAGATTTTGATAGTGGATTTGAAGTTGGTTGTATATTTTCGTGTTCAGTTAGTTTTTCTTCGTACTTAGGTCTATCTTCTTTATTTAAATAAAGATATGCTCCTGGAGTTGATGGGGAAGAAACTAAGTCAAAACAAATTAATTCGAAATCTTCTTGTACTTCATTTTGTTCACCTTTCTTTACCAACGAACCAACACCACGAGAAGAAACCCCCATAGTGACCCCTTGTCTCATCATATTAGCGGCAATATCACCTTTAGATGACACAATACCTCTTTCGTGAAAACCAGGTGTGGTTAATAATTTTATTTTACCCATCATCACATTATCTTCCCACCACACATCTGTAATTAGATGTGCCACTCGATCTAAATCGATAAGTGAGGATTCTGGATGATTAAGTTCAGATATAGACATTCCTTTATTGATCATATCTTTATATCTTTCCGCTTCTCTTTTTAATATTTTTTCAGGATAAACTCTACCGTTTCTATTTGGAACTCCATATTTTTGAAGGGTAGCATAAAATATAAACGGTTTTGAATAGTCTAATTGACCATACGATTCCTTTAATACTTGGCTGTTTCTATATTCATTTGGGTTTATAATTCCAGAATCGTACTCAACAAGAATACCTTTACCCGTATCATTTGGTCCTAATATCTTCATAATCTTTTTTATGATAAATATTAGATACTTACGGTTTCTTTAATTTTTGTTCTACTTAATGTAAAATACTTTGAATTTTTTAAGTCGTCTTTATATATTGACTGTAAAACATTTTTAATCTTACTTCTTAAAATAAGGGATTTAAAATCTACATTTTCTTTATGTATAAATAAAGTTAATTCTAAATTTAAGAAACTTTTTTTGTTTTTCTGTATTCCACTAGTTCTTAAATCAAGATCCACAATTTGTTTTTTCTCAAATGTTGTGTGGTCAACAACTTCTAATAGTGTGTGTAATATTTGTCTTTTTATTTCACCTGTAATTTTTGTCCAATTATCGTAATCATCTTTTGGTTCGACCCATGTTTGTAATACTATGTAAATTGATTTTAATTTTTTTGAGTCGACCGTTCCGTAGTGACATTTTGCGTCATCAAAAATGTTTAATTTTGACGTTTTTCCTTTTTTCATTATTCATACCTTATCCGTTTATTGTTTAGTAAAATATAATAAAACTTTTTATGGTTGTCAAAAATTAAAAAAATACCTACTATTTATAGTAAAACAAAAGAAAAATATGCTAATTATACCGGTAAACAATAAAAATATAGAACAAGCATTAAAGGCATATAAGTTTAAAATATTC